GCGTGCCTAGCATGACACCTGACGCAGTGGTGCGTGCAATCATCGCGTCAGACTTGCCGTATGACCAAGTGATTCGTGAGTTTGATAGATGGACTCACGTAAGTATTACAAACACGGCAGGCGGTACACCACGCAAGCAAGCACTGATTATTGACAAACAAGGCACTAGACTGTTCGTCTAAATGTTGTGTCACTTAAGTAAAGCAATTCGTGTTCGCTGATGCCGTAATGCTTTTCAAAACCTTTGTGACCAAGACCATGCACGCCAGTATTGCCGCGATGATGTTCAGTGCATAACCCGATGACGGGTGCGTTGTCGCGTTTGCCCCCGTATCTGCGTATGTGATGAATCTCACAAGGTGTTTGACCTAGACCCAAGTAATGACACAAAATGCACCCCATGGATGCAACTTGTTCATAAATTTTGCGCGTATCTTTGTTCATCAAATTTCTTTAAATATGATTGTGGCATCGAATAATAAGACCCGTTCCCAACGTCGTGAAGAAATTTGTCTTGTAACAAAGTCTGACTTTCAATCCATCCGACAATCAAAACGTGAGCATGATGAATTTCAGTCAAGACAAAAGCGTCGCATGGCTTTGAAGAAGACCAAAGAACGGCACTGAGATTACCCCCGTGTTTAGTGACGCATTTGACATCTATCAACCCAAGTTCGGGCGACTTTAAATCTGCACCGAATTTTCTGAAATCGCAATTCATATCAAAAAATAAATTCAGCATTTTTGCAACTGAGTATTCAGTTAGAACACCAGTGATTGACATTTGTTCACTGTCTTGCGATGCGTCTTGTTTGCGTTCAGTGCCTTGTTTGCTTGTAATAAAGTGTCGATATTTGCCCACGTAATTACAAATTGCAATCTCGCTTTTAGACAAATAAACTCTCATAAAACGACAACCTCTTTTGCGCGACTCATAATTCGTTGTCGTGTTTTTATAATATATTTCTCATACTCACTGCGCGAGATGCTTCGACGTTGTAAATCGTGATACTCAAAAACGTCTCTCAGAGCGTTTATTCCTGTTCCTGATAGTCCCATACGCATCGTGCTTTGATAACGCAATGCCGCTTGTTCTAGTGCGTTCTGAGCCTGTTGGCAGTGGGGTAGAACCTCGGGTCCAACTCCATCAAGTGCCATGACTTCAGAAATGTTCATCATATCTGTCAATTCTTGCCAATCTTGCAGAGTGCCCAAGCCCCTTGTCATAGCATCAAGAGATGCAAGTTCAGTCAATCGCAGTTTGTCAAGCAAGTGGTCTTGTGTAATACTCGCGCCCAAAATGGCATGACGTATCGGGTCGATGAGTTTCCAAAATTTGCGTTTAGTTTGTTTTCTCATACATTCAATTGCTTTAATGCGTTTTGCAATCCAAGCAAGCCCCCGACGCGTTGGTCATCAATAAAAATCTGAGGCAAACCGCGCACGTTTGGATACGCAAACTCAAATGCTCGACGCACTTCTGCGTCATCCATGCTTTGCTCGATGTATGACAGATTTTTAGACTTGAGTAATTGTTTTGCCGCGACGCAGTTTGTACAGCCCTTTTTTGTATAAACAAAAATGTTCATAGTGGTGCATCCTCAAAGTTGTCGGGGTTAAATTTAGGCTTGCGATTGTTTTTATGTTTTGGATTTGGGAATGGTGGAAAGGGCCATGTCATGATGTTGCTCTCCCTTCTGCGCGTGCTGATGATTCAAGACTGCGCCAAACTTCGATTTTTGCCTCTGCGGCAATCATGAGCCAACGCAGACGTTCACATTTAGCGACTGACTGTTCAAGCGCAATTAAATGCGCTTTGTATTCAGGGTGCGAATACGCGTATGTTTCTTTTGCTGACTCAGTGCGTTCACTAGATGAAGCCATGAGCGTTGCTTTGACTGTCTTGCGATACTCAGTCATGTACACGACGTTTGCCTTCGCCTGTGCGTATTCTGATGCGTTGTCGCGTATAAAATCGAGTGCCTTGAATGGGCTGATGTCTTGTTCGTGCATGATTACAACTCCTGAACAGTGACGCGATACTGTTTGCCAAACATATCGAGTACGTCAATTGTTTTTGTTGTTGAACAAAACTCTCCAAATTCTCCAAGATCAAATTTAACTATGCCAACTTGGTCAATCAAATGCTCAGTGTCTCGATTCATCAATGTTTGATGTATTAGATTTGCGATGTAATCGCAGTATGCAAGTTTCAATGTTTTACTCATCATGATTTCCTTTTTAAAGATGCCAACATTTCACGTTCGGCTTGGGTTGGGGGTCTTGTCGTCTTTTCGTCTGCTTTTATCTTTTCAAGCGCAGGGTCAGGCTCATTGCTCATCGGCACTGTGACCCTTGCAACATCGTAAAGATTCGGTTTTGCAGTCTTGCTATTGCGTACCCAATTGCGCCATGTTGCCGCCCAATCGAGTTTCACGCCCTTTTGACCCGCTTGAGCAATCCAGTAATCTTTGAATTGTTCAGCGACTTGTCGAATGTTTAAATCGGGTCGTTCTGTCTGCGCCCATTCACCCAATGATTTTGTCAAAACCCAATCTTGAGCAAGGCGACTGCCGCGCTTGTTCTTTTTTGTCTCTGTCTCTCTCTCTGTCTCTGTCTCTGGGATAGCAACTTGCGTGCAGTCTGCTAGCACTCCACTAGCGACAAGAAAAAATCCGTTATCAATCAATGGCTTAACACCTTGTTGATATTCTTTGTCAGTGATGTGTAGTCGAAACACAAGTTCATCGATTGACCCATCAAACACACCATCTTTTGACTCACTTGCAAGCAACCACATCAATGGTGCTATCGCTTTGCTAGCAAGTGGCAAGCGCATAAAAGTGCGGTCGTTTAATAAATCTCGGTGAAGTTTTATCCAAGGTGGACAGCGATCTTTGTAATGTTGAAAGACGGACCAATTCTTAGGTTTTAATTGCATGATTTTTCCACTTTAAAAAGCCACTTTAAAAAAAAGAAACCGCGGCAGGGGAAAAAGTGGGAACCCTTTTCGATACGCTCATGACTTCGTATCTAGCCGTGTTTCACGCAACTATAAACGCAAATGTATTATGGTGCAAGACATTGCAAATTTATTTTTGCCGCGCCCCATTTAATGACATCTTTACGTTCTACGTGCAAGACATCGATTTGCCCATCATCAGTAAAAACCCCACTCTGACACAGTGCGTCAAGAGTTGATTTAACTACGTTGTCAATGTCTCTAATACGTCTGTCGGGCGGGTAAAGTTCAATCGTAATTTGAAGACGTTGTTCTGCAAAGCCCTGGTGACCACTACGCAGAAACTCACTGTTTACAATGCTTTTGAACGCTTTTGCTCGGGAGGTCAAGAACCGACGCGAACCCTTAAACCCCCAATAAGTATTGACGCTGGGCGGGAACGGAATGGTTAAATTTAATAAATCGCTTGTCATACATTGTTGTTTGTGTTTATAATACTTTTAGCACGACATTGTGCGGTGTTCAAAAAAGGGAGTAAGTATGAGAGATTTTGGCAGAGATTATGACAAGTGGCTAGATGCTAACGACCACGACGCATCAGACTACTATTACGAGTTCCAAGACGCGCATGAAAAGTTGCTTGAGAACGAGTGCAACCCCCACGATTACGATGTGTTTATGGATTCGCTTGTTGATTGCGACATAAACATAAACGACCTCAAGGCGGCAATCGCTTTGGGTGAAAGCGGCTATGAGCAAATCGGCAAAGTAATTTGGCGTGCTGTTTATGAGCGTTGCAATAAGCAAGCCAAAGTTATGGCAAAAGCAAAACTGTATAAAAAACTTTAAGGAATCATGATGACTAAAACATTCAATGAGTTACGCACAATCAATGTCAATCAGCACATTGAGAAAAAAGGAAATCTGTCATATCTATCATGGGCATGGGCAGTTGACTATCTATTACAGGAAGACCCGACAGCGCATTGGGGGTTTCATGAACCAACATATTTTGGTGAAACTGTCATGGTGTCTTGCACAGTCGAAGCAATGGGCAAATCAATGTATATGCACTTGCCA